CAGGTTTCTAGATACCATCCATCATCATCTCTATCTATAAGTTTTGGATTATATTTAGTAGATTGAGTTAATACATTTTGACATTTTCTAGTACAAGTATGACGTTTTTTATGGTCACCATTTTTTCTTTGATATTTTGCTGCGCTTGTAAGACATGGAATACCACATACATGGCATTTTATAAGTGTTCCGTCAGGTTCTTTGTCCACAAATATCTCTTGGCTTCTACTGCCTTTAGAGCTTATCCATTTAACACTATGCCTACCATCAGGTAGCAAGGTATATGTTCTTAGGAATTGTGTAGGCTTACCCCAAGTATTTAAACTATTTTTTAAGTGTTCTAATAACATTATTGTCTCCTTAATATAAAGGGGCAGTTGCCCACCCCTTTTTCTCTTCGTTCATAAGCGTTAGAGGGGTTTTTCGCATGTCCTGACTAGAGTGTTTGGATCCCCAATTCCGTCACCGTCATTATCAACATACCATGATCTAACGCCTTGACCTCCACATACACCACATTCATCTACATAATTATCTGGACAATAGAAGTCATCATCTATATCATCACCAGCTAATACCCAGTTAAGAGGCATCTCTGACTCTAACATTGTAGTGTAAGTAGCGCCATGCCATATAAACTTGTCGTTACTACCTTTCCAGGCTCTCATTACTTTGAAAGCCTCCGCAAATGTTAAATCATCTATATCTAACACCATTATACCATTAGTTACCTGAGGTTTAATCTTATACTCCTCAGTATCATAATAGTATTCTTCAACTTCTTCAGGCTGCGTTGGTGCAGGACAATCTCGTCCTAGATAAGCTAAGCTTACCAATATAGCACCCATTATTATCATACCTGCTACTAGTTTGTTATCTTTTACTGTTTCCATCTTTCTTTCTCCTTTTGTTATTCACTTATAAAGTAATTAATTATCTGTATCCCTATAGCTGCTAGTATTATTATACACCAGAACCATAAGAATATCATTGTAAATATAGTAAGTATATCACTCATCTATTCTCCATATATTCTACTAGCTTGATTATTATTATCACTGGTATTATTACCATTAATAAAGCTTTAGTTATCATTATTAGTTCTATCATACATTCTCCTTTTGTAATGAAAGCACACCACATCTTTTATCTCTAAGCTATTGATTCAGATGTATAATGTGCTACGATAACGTTATGCAGGTCGAATTACCTTTGCTACGCTATACTTTTAATTGGTTGCGGGAGACAGATTCGAACTGCCACCTTAGGCGTATGAGGCCTACGTTCTACCATTTCACTATCCCGCAATATAATAATAAATGACTGCGAACAGACTAATCAGGATCGTCCCTTTCATCTGTTCTACCGCACATAGTGGCCAGGTAAAGACACCTGGTGTCATCAGTCAATTTAGTGTGCTAGCCATCCATAGTGGAATGGCCAGAACAACATGTTTAATGTTTCTGGGTAGAACCAATAGAGTCCACCACATATATAAATGTAGNCTACAAATACTGTAGCTACTTTCTTTAACCATACTAAATCTTTAGCATCTTGTGTCATTACACTGCCTCCATTCTTTTAGGAGGACAAATAGCATCTTGATAGGTATGTTTATCACGAACATCATAAGACTTAATGTAAGGATACTCTTCAGCAGCATAATAGCCTGAATCCATACGATGAGTAAGTTCATCAGAATAACCTTGAGCTTGTGCTTCAGTAGTAAATACAGCTTGAACACATGGTTTAAAATATGCTGTACATTCATCTACATAATTATCTGGACAATTGTCTGAATGATTAAATTCCATAGAATCTGAGTAAACTATAAAGATTGTCATATTGTCTCCTTGGTTGGTATAAGTTTATTAGTATAGAGTAGTGTGAGTGTGCACACAGTGTAGCATAACACACCCACTATATTCTCTGGAATGAAAGGGGTTTAACCCCCTCTCTTAGGCTGTAAACACCTCTTCATCATCAAGTACTTTACTTGAATGCATCTTAGTTGCTTTAGCATGTGATAACCATTGCACTTTGTGGTTGTCTACGCGTGTGAACTTAGCAAACTTTTTACCAGCGATTTCTTTTCTCTCAGATGTGAGAACATAATCAACTGGGAATAGGTCTTCCATGTCGTCAGTTGTGACAATCCAATTTAAAGTGTAGACTGTACCAGATACAAATTCCATAATAAACTCCTTTGGTTTTTAACGTGATTTAAATAGCGAAATCCTCGCTCAACCGGGTATGGGGTAACTATTTAGCCACACATACAAATTCTATAATTTTTGAAACTTGACTTGGTTTCTAACTTTTTTGTTCTTAAATTTGATATACAAAAGGGGGCCTTTATGACATGGGCGGATATAATTATAATTTTACTAGCCTCAACTCTGGCTATGGGTCTGAAACACCTAGAGAAACAGACTACGTACGACTGTCCCCATTATTGTTCAGTGGATCACATGCATTTTTGTCCTGCGACCAAAGGAGCAGGTTTGGATTGTCAATCGGGATGTTTAGAAGAATGTGTTATAAGGTAGTAAATCTATGTAAGTCCCTGGTTTTACTGGTACTTAACAAGAAATAAATAACATTTGCTTTTAACATATTTTCTATATAATATATATACCATAAATAGGAGGTAAATATGAAGACTTATATCTTGACCATTAAGTATAATGAAGAAGATGAAGAGATGGAATATTTAACCGAAGAGATAGTGGAAGAGAGTAGTGCATTCTATTACGGTGATGTGGAAATATCTGACTATTTTGATGAAGATACTATAGAGCTACTAAAAGGTAGTTATATCGTGGGAGAATCTTAGTATAATAATTTCTTCTTAACGCAAACAAGCGTTTGCTAAAGAAATTGTTAGTAGAACGAATAAAAGGAAGGAAATACTGTGGATCAATATCAATTAGAAAGCTTAGTAGGGGAATTAACTAAGTCTATTGAAGAGTTGACATATCGGATATACACAATTGAAGATAGCATAGCAGGAATGAATGCATTCGTAGAAGAACTTAATGAACTTAAAATGGAGGAAGAGGATGCCTAGTTTAGACGGTTATAGTTTAAATGAAGAGATAAAGAAGCTTAGAGCAGAAATGTATACAGAGCTTTCTAATCTCAGAGAGTCATTTAGGGAGATATACCAATACTTAGATAACATAGATAAAAACCAAAAGGAGCAGAAATGCCAGGACCAAGCAAATGCAACAAAATCAAAGACCCAAAAGAAAAAAGTGATTGCCTCAGCTACAAAGGCAAGTATGCCAAAGGCTTAAAAGGCAAGATGGGCAAGAAAATGGGTGGTAATATGGGTGGAATGAAAAAAGGTGGAATGAGCGGTGGCTACTAAGCCAGAGATACCTGAAGGACATCATGTCTGACCGTATACTGGTAATGTACACCCGGTGGGTGACAAGCATAGAATCACAGGCCAGTTAGCTGAAGACCTAGAAATACCTTCAGGCACTGAAATACATGGTGAAGAAACTGGAAGCGTAGACTTCCATTATCAACCTAATAAATATGTAGAGGGTAAGTGATGGCTAAAACAGCAGCATGGCAAAGAAAAGAAGGACAAAGTGAATCTGGCGGGCTAAATGAAAAGGGTAGACGATCTTATGAGAAAGCAAACCCTGGATCAAATTTAAAAGCCCCTCAGCCAGGAGGAGGCAAGAGGAAAACATCTTATTGCGCAAGATCATTAGGACAAATGAAGATGCATAATATAGATTGCTCTAAAGACCCTGATAAACGTATATGTAAAGCAAGGCGCAAATGGAAGTGCTAAATATAGGAAATTGTTATGGAAAATAAAATAATGGACTCTATGATGAATGAGAATATAGGGTTTAATGAATATTCTTTAATGGGTCAAGAAGACCGTGGAAGTATGAATGCTAAAGTGTATGGCATATTAAAAGCATCTTATGAGGCTAGAGATATGAATAAATTTGGAAGATTATCTTTTAAAGAATATGTTAAGGGCATCACTCCATCAGAAGGATATGAAACTGAATACTCTAAAGGTAACCCTTCTCCAGCAGCAAAGATGTATGGTGAGGTATTTGGATCAGATATGGACCTTATGAAGCAGGCTGCTATTGTGCACCATGAAAATCTACCTGTAAGTAAAGGATTATACAGGCAGGGTGAATGAGGTTCTATAAGGTTAATGGTATAGAGCATAAAGTATTTGACCCAGATGACCAACTTCCTCAAGGATTGATTATTCAATCGAATTGGAAGAAATCAAATATTGGGGACTGGGTCAAGGCTGATGATGGATGCATTATTGAGGTGTTGCGTAAAGGTGTTATGAAACGCCAAAAAGGGAAGAACAAAGAAGTATCTTACATAGGAACATGTACAGGTACTTTTCCTGCATATAAAGCATCTCAAATGGACACAGAGAGAAGATTAAATATTTATTCATTTGGTGGTGGTAAACTATCAGATGATGTTTTAGTACAGAGGGAGAATCTGTCTAAGCATGAACAGGTGTTTGTTGTATACTTAGCGTCAGGATTAAATGCACAAGATGCATACATGAGGGCTTTCCCTACTAATAATCCTGGATACGCTAAATTTAAATCAGCACAACTCGTTAAAACTAGTAGAGTGAGGACAGCTATGAAAGAAGAATTAAAGCCAGTTATGGAAGACTTAGAGTTAGATGAAACATTCGTACTCAAGAACATCAAGGAGGTGATTCTCTCGTCCGAAAAGGATGATACTAAGCTCAAAGCACTTTTCAAACTGGCTGATATTATGGACATGGAAGATAAAACCAGAACCAATACAACTACATTGTCTGTAGGTGCATTTAAAGGTTTTAGTGATAATATATTAGAAGAAGTTCAAAGACCAAAAGGACTAAAGGAATAGCATGGACAAGCAAATAGAAAATAAAATAGAAGACGATATAATAAATAGTTATATAGACAATCTAATACCTATGTGGGAGCCGGATGCTATGGATTCAGATCCAAGGTATAATAGTTTTGGAGAATCTGAGACAGGAAAAAGTGACTTAGATGCATTTAAATTCTTTAATTCAGAATACGAAAAAGCATCAGCTGATAACCCTAAAGTAGATAGCATTGGGTTTGAAAGATTTATGAAGTTATTTAGACCTGAAAGAAGTTTTAATGAAGAGTTAAGAAAGTTTAATGATTCACCAAAGACGGCTAGTAAAATGTGGAGAGATGTATACGGATCTGATACTAATCTATTTAAGAAGAGTGCATTTAGGGGATATCAAAAAGCTATAGGCCTTGCAGCAGGAGATTCAAAAGTAGATAAATCATTGAATGGCTAACATAAACCTAAACAATGTTTCTAAGATGGAAGAGCAGCTATTATTAGCTAAGAATGATTTAATAGCATTTGGTAAATTGTTTTTACCTGATGACTTTATGAGATCTGAAACTCCGTTCTTTCATTATCAAGTAGCAGATAAATTAAATGATCACAGTATAAGACAAATGGCAGTTATTCTGCCGAGGGGCCATGGTAAAACAGTACTCACTAAATGCAGCATCGTTCATGATTTTTTATTTACACAAGACCCTTTATTTTATGGATGGGTTGCTGCCTCTTCTAAGATATCTGTTCCGAATTTGGATTACGTAAAATACCATTTGGAGTATAATGATAAAATAACGTATTATTTCGGTGACGTTAAAGGAAGAAAGTGGACAGAAGATGACATTGAGCTTAAAAATGGCAGCAAACTTATCTCGAAATCAAACCTTAGTGGTATACGTGGCGGGGCTAAGTTGCATAAAAGATACGATCTTATTATCCTCGACGATTTTGAGGACGAAAATAATACCGGTACGCCTGAGTCTCGTTCTAAAATCGCAAATCTTGTTACAGCGGTGGTCTTCCCTGCTTTGGAACCAGTTGACGGGCGCTTGCGTATTAATGGTACGCCTGTGCACTTCGATGCGTTTGTTACAAACATACTTAACGGGTATGAAAAAGCTAAGTCATTGGGTGACGACTATTCGTGGGATGTTTTAACTTATAAGGCATTGATGCCTGATGGGACACCTTTATGGCCTTCTTGGTTTGGTCATGAAGAAATGGAGAGAAAGAAAAAGTTTTACTCTGATAGTGGGCAACCACAAAAGTTTTATCAAGAGTACATGATGGAGGTTCAGAATGAAGAAGATTCTATTTTTAATAGAAACCATATTAAGAACTGGAATGGGTCTTTTCACAAAGATGAAGACATGGGTATTAGCTACATTAAGACAAAAGACGGTGATGAAAAACCAGTTAATGTTTTCGTTGGTGTGGATCCTGCCACAGACTCTACTCGTAGGGATAGTGATTTTTCTGTGCTACTGGCTGTGGCTGTCGATGCTGACAATAATTGTTATGTACTTGATTATTTACGTAAGCGTTCATTACCTGTACTTGGTATACCAGGTGAAGATAAAAAAGGGATTGTGGACTATATATTTGACTATAATAAAATATACGAACCAAGCTTATTCTGCATTGAAGACACGACTATGTCAAAGCCAGTTTTTCAAGCTATTAATGCAGAGATGCGCAGGCGTAACGATTTTACTGTTAAATATACGGCAGAGAAGCCTGGCAATAGAATGGGCAAAAGAGATAGAATCCAAGAAATCTTGGCTCAAAGGTTTGCCATTGGTGGGATACATATTAAAAAAGAGCAATACGATTTGCAAAGAGAGATAATTACTTTTGGTCCAAGGATGGGGCACGATGATACTATTGATGCTTTGGCTTATGCTTGCAAGTATGCACATTCACCAAAGTCAATCAAGAAAAACAAAAAAGGCGATTGGTATAAGCATAAACCGAAGCCTAGAAATTGGGTTACAGCATAATATGAATGATGGTAGTATGTATAATGAGCTTTTAAGGTTTGTTGATAATATGGCAGGTGGTAAAGTTTCTGCAAAAAATATAGAAGATAGCATGAATGCTATTGCATACCATGAAAGCGCTAGAACTATGGACCCTTTTATAAAACAAAAAGTATTTGATGAAGCTCTTGGCCAAAATATTGCAGGACCTGGCAGAGGAATATTTCAGTATGAAATGCAACCTAGTGAAAAATTTCCTAAAGCTAGTGGGGCAGGAACCGTTGCACTACAAAGAACTTATAATTTTTTTAGCAAACAAAAAGGGATGTCTTTAGCTGAAATGCCAGACTGGATTAAAAGTAGAGTAAATAGTAGAGGGGAAGTTAATGTAGATGTAGATGCCTCTGAGTTATCTACTCAACAACAAAAAATTATGTTTTTAGCAGATAAATATAAAGATGAGAAAGTTGTTCTTGCAGATCTAGGGAATATGTATTTAGCGGAATGGTGGTCTAAATATCATCACAAAGGTGAAGACTCTAATATTTTAGGTTTCGCAAAAGATCAAGCAGCTTTTTTAATATCAGGTTTTTTTAAATAACTAAATAATAAGGAACGACAATGGCAACGTTAACAACAACAATTTCAGAGAACCTAAGACTTAATGGTTCGAATGAAGGTAAAACAAATACCAAGACAATTACTGGTATTAATCATGTATTTAAACGCATAGTTAAATGCATAGACGATACTGATTGTACTATAGCTACATTTCAAACAGCAACAAATACAGCTGATAATGCAATAGATTTAGAAGATGTTAAATATATTAGGGTAACTAATTTAGAAAGCAGCAATCCTTGCAATTTATCTTTGCAGATAGCTGGCGCTGAAGGTGGAACTGCTAATATGTCTTCAAGTCATCTTTTAGGTGCAGGTGAAAGTTTTATTTTACATACTATACATGATGGTATTGCTGTAAGCGATGCTAATAATACAATAGTAACAGCATTAACTGATTTAGAAAGTCTTCTTATAGACCCTTTATCAGAAAATGTAACTGTTGAAGTATTTATAGCTAGTGTATAATGGCTGATATCTTTACAGTAAAAGATTTGTCAAATAAAATTCCTCATCAAAGAGAGAATGATCCTGAGGATTCAAAAAAGGAAGAGAGTGATGGCGAAACAGAATAAAGAAGCACAAAGAATTAGGCAGCTATTTAATAGTGTAACTTCTGAAACTAGAAGTCAATGGGAATATGTTAATCAAAAAGGATTTGACTTTTCAAATGACAATCAGTTAACTGAAGCTGAAAGGCTTAGTTTAGAAGAACAAGGTATGCCTACATTTACTATCAATAGGATAATGCCTGTTGTAGAAATGTTAAATTTTTATGCTACGGCTAACACTCCAAGATGGCAAGCTATTGCTGCAGAGGGATCTGATAGTGATATTGCTGCTGTATTTTCTGATATAGCTGATTATGTTTGGTATAACTCTGATGGCGGAACTTTATATGCTAATGCTGTAAATGATGCTATTACTAAGTCTATTGGATATTTAATGATAGACGTAGACCCTGATGCAGATAATGGCATGGGAGAAGTTAGCATTAAACAACCTGAACCTTTTGATATATATGTAGACCCTAAATCTAGAGATATGTTATTTAGAGATGCTGCATTTATAATGGTTAGAAAAGTGTTGCCAACTACCCATTTAAAGCAGTTGTTTCCAGATTTTAAAAAGAAAATAGATAAAGCTTCTTCTGATCAAAGTAATGATTTTTCTTACAGTGAGAAGTCAATAGGTTCTTATCAAAAAGATTTTTCTTATAAAGATATAGACGAATCAGAATCTGTAGATCCTAATACAGGAGAGACCGATAAGTTACTAGAATATTTTGAAGTATTTGAAAAACATAAAGTTCCTTATGTAAATGTATTTTATAAAGTACCGCCTAATGAACAGGTAATATCTCAAATAAGAGAACAAGTAGAAGTTAAGTTAAAAGAGCTTCAATCAGAGCTTTCTGTATCGCTTATAGAGCAACAAGCTAAAATGAAAGAATCAGTTGATTCAGGTCAAATGCTCCAGCAAAGATATGAACTTGAAATGAAAAAAGCTCAAGATATGATGCAAGCTCAATTGCAAGGTGCTCAACAAGAATATATGAGTGAGTTACAGGCAGAAGCATCTAAGATCGAAAATAAAGTAATAACTGAAAAAGAATTTAAAATATTAATGAAAGATCAGCTGTTTCAGTCTACAGTAATAGATAGCGTTAATTTCTTTAAGAACAGAATTAAGCAGGTAGTAGTTGTTGGGGATCAACTGCTGTATTCAAAATACCTACCTTCAGGCATTACAGAGTATCCTATTGTACCATTTCACTTTAAATGGACAGGGACTCCGTATCCTATATCAGCAGTATCACCATTGATAGGTAAGCAGAGAGAGCTAAATAAAGCTCATCAGCTAATGGTACATAATGCTAGCTTAGGATCATCCCTAAGATGGATGCACGAAGAAGGAAGTATTGATACTGATTATTGGGAGCAGTACTCTAGTTCACCTGGAGCATTACTACCAATAAGACCAGGGGCAACTCCTCCAACTCCTGTCCAGCCTGCACCATTATCTAATGCATTCTTTAGCATGGTCCAACAAGGCAAAGGCGATATGGAGTACTTAGCTGGTATATATGGGGCTATGCAAGGAGACACTGGTACACAGCATGAAACTTATCGTGGTATGTTAGCCATGGATGAGTATGGTACGAGAAGAGTTAAACAATGGTTAAAAAATTGTATTGAGCCTTCTTTAAAGCAATTGGGAATTGTTTGTAAAGAATATACTCAAACAGTATATACAGCTCATAAAGTATTTAGGATAGTTCAGCCAAGTGCATTACAAGAAGAACGACAAGTAGAAATTAACGTTCCTATGTATAATGACTTTGGTGAAGCTATAGGTAAATTTAAAGATTATGGTTCTGCTAAGTTTGATATTAGAATTATTGCTGGTTCAACATTGCCAGTTAATAGATGGGCATATTTAGATGAACTTAAATCATTAATGCAGCTAGGAGTTATAGATGATATCGCCCTGTTAGCAGAAACCGATATTAGAAATAAAGAACAGATTGCTAAGAGAAAGAGCCTTTATTCACAGCTACAAGGTAAGATGGGTAGCATGGAAGAGCAACTTAAAAATGCTAATGGCACTATTGAAACTCTTGAAAGACAAATTGTTCAAGCTGGTATTAAAAACAAAGTTATGCAGGCTAATGTTGGTATTAATAAAAAAGCTGCAGACACAAGTGCTGCGTTCCAAAAAGAGTTAGATCTTACTAAGGCGCAACAAAAAGTATTACGCGAGAGACAAAAGGCTGAAGCTGACAAACACAATACAAGATTGGGTATGTTAATAGATAGCGAAATAAATAACTTGCGTAATAGGGAAGAAGAATAATATATTAACCTCTAATTTTAGGAGAGTAGAATGAGTAATACAGAACAACTAGGTGGCAACCTCGAAGACTTTAATAATGACGCGAGCTCTACTGATAGTTTTTTTGAGCAACTAGAAGCCGAAGTAAATGGTGGAATAGTTGATGACAAGCCAGTTGAGGAAACCCCTCAGTTTAATAGCGGCCCCATTGAGGAAACCCGCGCACAAGAGACTGAAGGCCCCACAGAGACGGCTATTGACTGGGAAAAAAGGTATAAGGATTCAAGTAGAGAAGCTACTCGAATACGCGGTGAACTCGAAGGATTGAAACCGTTTGTGCCACTTCTCGATGTGATGAAAAAAGACCACGGTCTTGTTGATCACGTGAAAGGTTATTTGGAAAATGGTGGTGCTCCAGCTAAGAATGTAAAAGAAGAGTTAGGCTTAGGTGAAGATTTTATATACGATCAAGATGAAGCTTTAAACGATCCAGATTCGGATTCAGCTAAAGTTTTTAATGCTCATGTAGATAAAATGGTTCAAGGAAGACTAAATCAATCTATGCAAGCTCAGCAACAAGCAGCACAAAGAAGCCAAGTTAAGGATAGACGAAAGCAGGAAGCTGTTGAATTTATTAAGAAGCATAATTTAAGTCAGGAACAATTTATGGAATTTATTGGTAAAGCCAAAGAAAGACCATTAAGTTTAGAAGACGCATATTATGTTATTAATAGAGACAAAGCAGCTGCTAATGTTGCTAAGTCTACTAAAGATGAAATGCTTCACCAAATGAAAGCCGTTCGTGAGATGCCAACAAGTGCTAGTGGTGTAAACAGCCCTAGAGCAGACAGATCTCCTGATGATCAAGTATTTGATGATTTATTTGGCGGTAGCTCTAGAGTTGATGACCTATTTAGTTAATAGTATAGACAAGGAGCAATACAATGGCTGATTTATTTCAGACTGGGGTGCAAGGCGGCACAGGAGCAACAGATCTTACCGCACCAGCCCACGACAACGCTTTTGGTCCAGGTACGTCTTCCGATTTTAAAACTGGCGATTTACGTCGTAAGTATAATTTTGGTGACCGTGTATCTGAGTTATCAATGGCACAAGACCCTTTCTTCAGATTACTTTCTAAAGTATCTAAGAAATCAACAGATGACCCTGCTTTTAAATGGGCAGAAAAAAGACCTTCATGGAACAAGCGATATGCTTATGCAATTGGTTATGTATTAAACACAGGGGCTGACGCAACTGGTGATGCAACATTATTAGCCTTTAACGATGGTGGAACTCCAGTTGCTGGTGATTCACTTAAAGTTTACATGGCTGGTGATTACAAAACTGATGGTAATATTCAAAACGTATTTGGCCAAACAGCCAATAAGATTGATGTTGGTGTTGCAGGAACAACTCCAAACTTCTTTTTACCAGGACAGTTAATTAAAGTTCCTATGATGACAGATGGCGGAACAGATGCATCTTCATGGGGCAAAGACTACATCCTTGCTAAGATTACATCAGTAGGCGGTGAAGTAACTGTAGATGGTAAAGTATGTGTAGCTGTAACTTCTGAAGTTGTTAAAGCTTCAGGCGCATCTTATGCTGCTTTAGCAGGTTGGAATGTTAATGCATTTAGTCCTGGCGTTACTGCTGATGACGAAGCTGTAGCAGACGTTTCAATTGAAACTCTTGAAAAAGCCCGTACATATGTTGTTGGTACTGCTCATGCTGAAGGATCTGGTTATCCTGAAACATGGAAAGATCAACCATATGCTACAAACCATGGCTTAACTCAAATCTGGAAAACTTCATGTGCAATGACTAACACAGCTCGCGCTACTTCATTGAAATATGATTCTAGTGAGTGGTCTCGTGTTTGGCAACAAAAGTTAATTGAGCACAAGTATGATATTGAAACTTCATTATTATTTGGATCACAACATATTGATACAAATAGTGATATTCAATATACTCAAGGTGCTGTAGATTATATCTCTAACTTTGGAAATCAATTTTCTTTAGATACTAATACAAAGACTGCTGATGACTTTTTAGATGATATGTCTAATTATCTTGATCCTCGTTATAACAATAGCACAGGTTCTGTATTCTTCGTAAGCACAGCTGTTTACAACTGGATGCATAAACTTGGTGGATACTTCAAGAACAATCTTGAAATTTCTCCAAACTATCGTGCTGACTTTGCTATGACAGGCAAGAAAAAAGTTCTAGGTATTGATATTACTACATTCTCAACTCCTTATGGTGATATGAATGTTGCTCGTAATATTCACTTAGATCAAACTCAAGTTAAGATTTTAGGTGTTAATCTTAAGAATTGTGCTTATCGTCCTCTAGTAGGCAACGGTATCAACAGAGATACTTCAGTTTATGTAGGTGTGCAAACACTTGAAAACTCTGGTATTGACCGTCGAGTTGATTTAATCTTAACAGAAGCTGGGATGGAATGGCAAATGCCTGAGTCTCACGCTATCTGGTCTTAAGGAGGTTTGACTATGGCAAATCCAATGTATGGACAAAATAAGTTCGACGATCAAGTAGACGGCAAAATAGGTGAAGTAAAGTTTTTTACACCAGCAAGTGATGGTACAGCTGTTGCAGGTGTAGAAAGTCTTATATTAAAGCCTGGTGATGCTGGTAGCTATTATTTTATTAATATTGCTGCTAATACTTGCTCTGTAAAACTCCCTAGTGCGAATCAATCAAAAGGTTGTATTTTTACATTTATTATGGACATTGCCAGTGACGCTGAGGGTACAAAAGATTTTATTCTTTTTACCAATGCTGCTACTGAGCTTTTAATGGGCGCATGTTTTGATGGCGCTGGTGTTCATGATCAACCTTCTGATGATGATTTCATACAAATTGATTCTAGTGATGGCGCTGTAGGTGCCGGAGATAGACTTCAAGTTATATGTAATGGTCAGAACTGGTTTGTTTTAGAAGGATCAGCCCTTACGGCTGGTGCTTTTAATACAGGCACAGCAACTAGAGCATAAGGAGGTAACTGATGGCTGATGGAAATGGAACTAAGTTAGCTGGAAAAGCTAATTACTGTTACGGTGAATATGTTTTTGCTATGAATGATGCAGCAGCATCAACTCACAACCTAGAGGTTGGAGATAGTGGCAAAACATACTTTATGAGCAATACTGTTGCTAGAACTATTAATTTACCTGCCCCTTCGGCTGGTGTAAGTTATAAGTTTGTAATGACAGACACTTCAGCAGATAGTAGCATAGTTGCAACTGGAGCACTTTTTAAAGGTGGTGCAGAATGTGGCGATGCTTATCTTACTCTTGCAGGCACAACAATTGTTTGTGAAGCTGCAGGAGCAGTAGGTGATTGGCTTAATATCATTAGTGATGGTACTTTTTGGTATGTTAGCGGACATGGTTCACATGACGCTAGCTATTCAGTATCATAGTTCGTAGCTAAATAAAATAAACTCGCCCCCTCACCTGAGGACATTCTCTCCCCAGGGGGGGTGGGTTTTATTAAAGGAATTATATGACGTTTGAAGAACAAGTAGAGGGAATAACATCATTAACGATTACTAGCACGTCTTCGCCTACGCAAGATGAGCTAAGTCAATTCTTAAAAGATGGTGCTATGGAGGTCAAGAATAGGCATTTAATTAACAAGCCTAATGATGTACATTTGTTTTCAAAGGAGAGTGGGGAAAGCGCTATTAATGGATTAAACATTAATGGCTCTCAAATTATTAATGTAGTACGAGAAGCGGGTGTTGATAATGACTGGAGAAATTGCAGGTTCATTAGTCCCTCTTTACAATCAAGGGTTACAGATCCAAATAGCTTTAACTTTGCTTCTGCCTTTAATCCTGCATATACTATCTTAGGGGATAATGATATACATGTATTTCCTGAGCCTAATGCTTCTAGTAACACGTATAAAGTTTATCACGTAAATACAGATCCGTCTATTGTAGATTATTCATTTGACAGTATAGATCATTTTCCTGCAAGTAAAACTTATTTAGTTGTAATCTATGCAGCTATACAATCTATATGCAATTACATGACTAACTTAAATACTTTATTACCTTCTAACTCAGGAGGTCCACCTTCATCTACTAGTAGTGGTTGGGCATATGTAGATTATTTAATAAAACAATCAGAGGATATAGAACTAGCTACTGCTAATGTATCTTCTTTAAATGCAGAAATACAAAGTGTAATGACTGAGTACAAATGGTATGCAGATAGAATGCAAAATTTAAAACTTCAATACGACGAAGCATTTCAGTTAGAGATGCCTAAACCTAGTCAGGAGGGGTAGATGAAAGTAACTGAGCTAATGGAGAGAGTGGGAATAAATCAAACTGGTAGAGCAATTGCTTATATTAAAGATGGTTTAGAAGAGATAAATGTATTGTCTGAGTCAAATGTTAATATAGATAATATAGATATAGAAAAAGACAAAAGACATTACAACTTCCCTGCAGATATGGTTAAAGTATTAGACATAAGGTGTAAAAATCATTTAAACACTTCTAATGAATACAGGAGTATACCTAGGTTAGTAGGTAATCTAACTAATAAGGATTCAGATGGCATCTAGAAAAGAGTATGGATATCAGGTTATAGGAAAACAATTCAGATTAGTTGAAAAAGATATGACTAATGCTGATGGAGGATTAAACTACACTTATACTGATGGTGGTGGTTTAGACTTACCTTCTGGCACTGGAGCATATAAATCTCCAGGGTCAAGTGTAGCTGGCGGTTTAGAAATAGAGTATACTACAAGTAATGCTTCTGAGATTGTAGATGAGTCAAGTGTTATTAATTTACCTTCTTATCTATCTAAAGCTTTAGTGTATTACGTTAAGGGGAAAATACAAGAAGATTTAGGTCAAATAGAATTAAAAGAATACTTTATGAAAGAGTTTAGAAAAATTTTAGAAAAGCATGAGAATACAAAAGTAGCCGGGCCAAGAATGATGATGCCAGGAAAAAACGCAATTAGATAACAATAAACAAGCCCATTCACGGACGGTCAGTCCTTAGGGCAGGAGGTTAATATGGCAGGAGCAAGAAAAAGTGGATTACATGCAATGTCTGTACAGGAAGCTCAAAATGCAGCTTTAGGACAAGCAGGAGCAATAGTTGAAACAGGAACTACAGCTATTATTGATAAAAGTATAATAGCATTTCAATGCTTAGAAGATACAGAATTTTCAGCATTAATTCCATCCAATACAACAAATGGATATGGTGTTGGAACTGACTATAATGGAGACACATTAGGATCTATAACAATCCCAGCAGGGATGACTATTTATGGCCATTGGACAGCATTTACTTTAGCTAGTGGTAAAGTAATAGCATACCAAGGTTAAAGCATGGCAATAGGATTAGGAGCATCATTAAATACAGTT